TTAAAGACGAGGGCGATCTGCGCGAGGTTTGGGCGCGGCAGGGAGGTCCGCCATCATGGCGCGAATACTCTCTCTGATCACCTTGTCCCGAGTTTCGTCAATGTCGCGCGTGGATGCCCCCTTCGGCTGAAGGGCCGCAGTATTGAAGCGTTCCAGAGGCACGAGTCCACCCGCACGGCTGGACACATTGATCTTCGGGGAGACACCGGATGTGGCTGTGCACACGATATCCCCCCGGGCTGCGACCGGCGTGCAATGGTAAATCAGGACGATCTCGTACTGGTTCGCGGGAAAGCGCTTCAAGTATTCGGGGGTGATGAGATCGCTTATCAGCGTCGCTAAATCCGCAGACTTACCATCGCCGAAGTAAGTGAGGGTGAATTCACCGGCTGCGGTAGCGCCAAAAGATGTGCAAAGCAGCGTCAGCAACAACGCGAGTTTCGATTTCATGCAGGGTTCCCCGTTGGATTCAAACGTCTCGAATGCTGTCGCGTCCTGCGAGGGCCTCTATGTGCGCTAAAGCCGACGCATCTCCCTTGATTCAAAAGATTGAGGTTCGCAGTTCGCCAGTGAGCGCTATGGCTCTCGATCTGCCGCCTTTCTTGGCCCGTTCCTTCGCGGAGCGCAGATCTGTGGGGCATAATCGCCCACATCGGCGGTTCGCGGCGAATGACGCGACGAGGTCGGTAAGGATTGGTATGACGACTGGCTTGGCGCTCGATGGATGGGGCTCGGCCGTTTTTTAACGTTATCTGATGTCTCGCATATGAGTGCAAGGACTGCGCCAAAATCTGCGTAGTAGTCCTACGCGCCAGCAAAAATACTAGAAAGTTTCTAATATACCGACCGGCTTGCACAAAATTTCGGCGCCACGAAAAAACCCGCACAGCCAAAGACTGTGCGGGTTCAATTCCTGGTCGGGGCGAGAGGATTTGAACCTCCGACCACCTGCACCCCATGCGGGTGCGCACTCGCCTGAAAAGCGCATGCCGATTGGGTTTTGCGTTGCGCCGCCTAATATCTGCACATTATTTGCGCACCGGATACGCCCGTTGCGCAAAGGTGTCCTGCAAAGTATTAGGCGCTATTCCACGGCAATTTCACGTCTAGCGACGACGTCTCTGGTATGGCCTCCTTGATGTAAATTTCGCTCGTTTTTCCGCTGGTGTGAGCCAGCCGGCGCTGGATGTCTTTTCGTTCGCTGCCTGCTTTCGCGGCGTCGGTCGCGCCCAGTGCACGGAGGTCACGGAACAGAATATCGTCCTCGATCTTCGCGCGCTTGCGGGCGCGGACCCATGCCGAGTTGAGGCCCGATTTTGTGTATGGGGTCTTGTCGCGAGTAGGAAGCAGGTACGGACTGATCATTTGGCGGGCCCGCTTGATTGCCCGAGCGCGCTCGATCACATCGCGAATCGCCGGGGTGATGGCAATGTCCAGCACTTTCCCACTCGTCTTAGCAGTCTTCGATGGCTTGAACCGGATCAGGTTGGCTCGCTCGTCGATCTGCGCTTCCTTCAACGTTCGGATATCGACCCCGCGTTGCCAGCACAGATAGGCCATGTCCACGATGCATTGGAACGTCGGGCCGGACTCGGTCGGAAGGCCGTCGTCGCCAGTTAGGGCAGCTTCCCGGATCGCGGCCAACTGCTTGTGTGTCGGCAGCTTCTCGCGGCGCTTGGTCTCGTAATCGGAGAGGTCCAGTTGGTCGCAAGGGTTGTCATCACGCAGGCCCATCTCGCTGATCGCGTAGCGGAACATCTTCCGAAGGACGTTGGCGTACTTCTGGGCGGTGTTCGCCTTGTCGGCGAAGTTGGCCCGCAGGAAGTCCGCGCACGTCTTGGTCTTCACCTGGGCAACAGTGAACGCCGTGAACGCCTCGCTGATCGTGTCGGCCATGCGCCCATAGTCCTTTTGTACCTCAGCGCTGTATCGCTTCAGCTTGTTGGCTTTCCATTCTGCGCATAGGTAAGGCATTGTGCCGGTGATCAACTTCTGCTCCCCGAGCAACTGCCCAAGGCGGGTGAGCATCATTGACTCGCCATCTGCTTCGGCACAAAGGCGAATCCACCGTTGCACCTTCCCGGTCCACGGGTTGCGCGTGGGCGCTGGAGCGAAGAAGTAGTAGGCCCCGTGATTCAGGAGAACGCGGCGGGGCAGGCCACGTCCCGTTTTTCGATGCCGGTTCATTTCGCTTGCCTTATCGGACGCAATTGCGGCTCGTTCGCGGGTGGGTTGGCTGCCGGGGCGGCGTTCATCGGGTAGAGGCAGTGCATGCGAAGCACCAGCACTGAATTATCGGGGCGGCGGCGTGCTGGGATGCCGAGGGATGCCAATACGTCCAGTTGCTTCGTGGCGCGCCGATAGCCGGTGATGCGCGCGATTTCCTCGCCTGTCAGTTCAAGCGGCTGTTCCAATACGGCGGCCATTTTTCAACTCCATAGTGCGTTGCGGTCGCCCGCAAAGTCTGCATCAAAATGCAAACGGGGACGCGCTAACAAGGGCGTCCCCGCTTTCCAAACATCAAATCCAGCGCCAACGGCGGCGCTCGCGCCTAGATTCCCCATTCTCTCGCGGTGACCCGCAGAATCTTTCCCAAGATCTCCGCCGCACCGGCTGAAAATTTCTTGCCGTTCTTGTTGCCTTGTGCGAAGTCGTGACGCGACACTGAGTGTTCCCTAACAGCCTCTGTGGAGGAACCCGAGATGTCATATTTGCACCCGATTTTTGTCAATGCGAAGTTGTTCAAATTTGAGTCAATCGAAAGGCAGAAAGAGGCCGAGGCGTGGGTACGTAGCCGCCCGCGCCCTATCGACTTGACTGAGTTTTTGCGCGAGTTTCCGGAGGCCGAACCCGCAGGAGAATTGCGGCCCGGCAGCGGTATCTCGGCGTAGATCACGCGGCTGCAATCGCACGTTGCTCTCGTACGCTGAACGCTGCCATTTCTGGCACGTTCGCGCGTACGAGCGCGGCAGCCATCGGCGGGCTGACGCTGTTGCCGCACATGCGAACCTGCGCGTGCTTGGCCAAGCGCTTGCCGTTGAATACCGGGGCGATCACATAGTTGGCCGGGAATCCCTGCGCCGCGTACAGCTCGTGCGGCTCGAGCATGCGCATGCCGATGTCGGCGATCTGGTATTGCTCGCCGGCGACGGTGACAAGGCCGAGCCGATCCTTGGTCGGGATGGTGTGCATCGGATCGCGGCAATCCTGATCCTGACCGCCCTCGCTGTAATACTTCACCAGGAACGCGCGCACCTCACCGATGTGATTGCCTTGGGCTGAGATCGTCGGCACGGGCTCGCCGGTCGCACTGCCCGTGCATTCGCCGCGCAATTTGACCATGTGCGACGACACCAGCGCATGGTGATCGGATGTCGTGATCGTGCTGGCCGGTTCATGCAGACCAACGCCGGCGCCGTCATAGTGCCCGCCGTAGTGCTTGGCGAGGAACGCGGAGACGAGGGCGTGTTTCGCGCCGCCGGCGACGACCGTGCCTAGCGGCTTGTCGAGACCAGGCGCGCGGGGTGCTTGGCCGAGACGTTCGCCGTAGCCTGTCTGCACCAGCGTGGCGGAAGCGAGCGCGAAATGGCCGCCCTTGACCTCGGCACATTGCGTGCGGAGCGGTTCGTCTGCCGGCCACGATCGTTGCGTTGACGCATTGGCGCATTCGGTCAACACCGGCACGACGAGGCCGAGCGCGTGCGCGGCACCGGCCGGGTTCTCCTTCGGGCCGGCGGTGATGGTGGGTACCGGTTCGCGCAGATCCGAACCCGTCGAGCCGGTTCGAAACTTCGTCAGATGGGGCGCGACGATTCCATAGCCGTGCTTGGCTGTGATCGTCTGCAACGGCTCATCCAGCGGTTGACCACGGAAGTAGTCGTAGCCGTGGTTCACCTTCACGATGAACGGATTGGCGGCATCGATGACGTAGCGGCGAATCCCGCGCGCAATGCGGCGCATCGTGGCTATTGCGAGTTCCTTCTTGCGCTCGAAGATCGAAGGGCAGGGGATCGACCAGTCGATGCACTCGGCTGCGGTGCGCCACGGCTTGCGTTCTCCGGCGACCACGGCAACGCAGCCAGGGGCACCATGGGTCGGTTCCGGCCACACGATCGGCTTGCCGTCGCAACGCGCAATCAAGAAAAGCCGTTTGCGGATCGTCGGCGCGCCGTAGTCACACGCGCGCAGCTCGCGGTGCTCGACCGAATAGCCCATCGCTTCCAACTGGCGCACGAATGACCGGAACGTGTCGCCCTTACGCTTCGGGCATGGCGACCCATCGTCCAGCACTGGGCCCCACGTCCGGAATTCCTCGACGTTCTCGAGCATGATGACGCGCGGCCGGACCAACGCAGCCCAACGCATCGTCACCCAAGCCAGCCCCCGAATCTTCTTGTCGCGCGGCTTGCCGCCCTTGGCCTTGCTGAAGTGCTTGCAGTCCGGCGAGAACCAGGCGAGGCCCACGGGTCGCCCTTGGGTCAGCGCGAGCGGATCGACGTCCCATACAGATTCGCAGTGGTGCTCGGTCTGCGGGTGGTTCATCGCGTGCATTGCGACGGCTTCGGGATCATGGTTGATCGCGTGGTCGACGTGGCGCCCGAGCGCCAGTTCAATGCCGCAACTCGCACCACCTCCGCCGGCGAAGTTATCTATGATCAACTCGTCGGAAATGTCGAGAATGAACTGATCTCTGATCATGCTAGGATTCCTTCCCAAAGCGCTGAGGTGGGACATGAATAATCGAATGTACGGGCTGGCTACCGCAATTCTTGCCATGGCGCTCGCGATACTGGTCTCGGCGTTGATCGCTTGGCTGGCCTCTCTTCTTCCGATAAAGAGCGAAGTGCTCGCGAGCTGGGTTCAGGCCATCGGATCGATTCTGGCGATTATTGGCGCAGTCATCGTTGGTGAACGGCAAGCATCCGGATTGAGAATGCAGGCGGCGATGACGCGCCAGGAGGAGATGCGCCGCCGCCAGAATTGCTATTTGGCGATCGCCAAGGTTGGACTCGATGCCGCGAATGCGATCGCGACATCTGTGGCTGGCGAACGGGTGAATCAGCTTTTGCTGGTTTTGACGGTTACGCGACATCAACTGCCTGATGCAATTGACGGTTTGCGCGCTATTCCTATTCATGAGGTCGGATCTGCGGAAGCCATTACTGCGATCGCTGGCCTGCGGCAGACACTGATTTGGCTTCAAGCTGAGGTAGAAAAGGTGTGGACGATGCCAAGCCTGGACGCTTTGATCCAAGCCGACAGGCAGGGCGTGAGCGAAATGAACTGCGCCAGCGCGAGGGGCCTCATTGCTTCGGCGAATAGGCATTACGAGGCGATGGTGGCCGCGCTCGACCGCGATATTTGAGACGTGATTTGTACGAGAGGTGCCCATCACGCCCCCTTAGGACCATCGACGCGCTTGAACCCGCCCACCCACACCCACGGGTTTTCGCTCCACGAGCCGATGCCGTAGATGCTCTCCCACAGGTCGCGATACATCGCGCGGGGCAGCGTGTCGTCGTCCAGCGCTGCGAACATGACGCCGTCGGCGCTGCCGTTCAGGCCGATGCCTTCGGCAATGCAATCATCGTCGCTGATGCTGTTCAAACGCTCGATACGAACGTCCGTCACGTCGAGCAATGTTCGTGCCGCTGAGCGCGGCATGTGGAGCGACGGGCGCCACTCGCGACGGATGCCATCCCGTGACCGTTCAAGATCCGGACCGAGGGGATCGTTGAGATAGTCGGCGCGGTAGAAGACCCGGCACTGGTCGTCATACGGACCGAAAGGGTGGTTGCTGTGCTGCCATGTCTCCCGGACCCATAGCCTGTCGCCAGCGAAGCCGAAAGGGCTCAAGCCGTTCTCGGGCAGCGCGACGTATTCCGGCGTGAAGTTGTCCGGCTGGAGCAATTTCAGCGCGAAGCCTTTCACCAAGCGCCGAGTCTGCCTTTTCGAGCCGTCGAGCACTGCGTTGACCATATGGCCGTTGAAGAGGATAGGGCGCTCTTTCACGATTTCCGCTCCTCCTCGATCTTCACCCACAGCGACTTGCAGTCGACGGCGATGCGTACGTCGGTGATCCTGTGGCCCCAGCGCCAGCCGCGCTTAAGCTCCCACAGCCTGCCGCCACCTTCGCCAACGCTCTCCCATCCAGCACGCAGCATGTCGCGCTCTTCCTTACGATAGGCCAGCAAGTGGCGTGTGTAGTCGGTCACGATCACGATTTCCGCTCCTCCGCTGCCTGAGAGGCGGCGCACATTGCCTCGTAACGCTCGTCGCCGTAGGCTTCATGCACGAAGGTCGCTGGATATGCCCCGCGAGTTCCTTCCTCCACTTCGTTGAACCAGCAGCGGTACCCGGCAAGCCGAGTAGGCGTCGTCTTGACCCACGTATGACGCGGCATGCCAAGAGGCCAGTCGTACCCCTCTGCTCGCGCCGCGCGCATGAACTCGTGCACGTCGTGGTGTCCCTTGCTCATCAGGCTGTAGGTATCGTCGCTTCTAGTGTCTTGAATAATTAGCGGGTAGGTCTTCACTCTTCATCCCCTTGGCTCGCCTGATTGGCGGCACGAATGGACTCGACGAATGGAACGTACTTGGCCATATCCGCCCACGCTTCAGCGTCAACGGCATGTTCGCCATGTTCTGGCGTCCACGGGATGACGACGGCGCGCGTTTCGGGGTAGTTGCTCGGGTCTCGGCCCTGTGCTGCGATCTCCGCGCGGCGCTTTGCTATGTGAGCGGTCCAGTACTCATTGAACGCGGCGGCAACCGCGGCGGCTTCTTCCTTCGACGGGGCGTCGTATACATCGTCCGGCCCCTCGATGTGCAATACCCACTTATCAGCCATGATTCACTCCCCCTTGCGGGCCTGATTGGCGGCAATGGCGGCGTCGATGGCTTCGCGCGGCGTGTTGAAGTAGCGAGAATCGCCGGACAGGATGTGGTAGTTCTCGTCGTGATCCTGTGTCCACACTTGGCACTGGTAGATCGATCCGTCACGACCCTCCCACTGGACCCATGCTTGTTTCTTGATGAGGAAGTCCAATCGCACCGACTCCTCCCCGCCATCCGCCAACTCAGACGCGCGGTTTTGCCAGTGCGCTAGTGCTTCACGCAGTCGGTCGGTTTCGCTCGTCAGGAATGCGATGTGCTTCGCGGCCTCCCCGCCATCCGCAGACAGCGCGGCGCTGGCGTATTCGAGCGCGGCAAGCCATGCGATGCGGGCGATGCCGGTTTGACCGTCTCGGCATGTCCCATCCGCGTGCAAGGAAATGTCCAGATCCTCGGCTTTGGCGTGAGCGAAGAACGCCTCCCGCTCATCCCCGCCCACCTGCGCGGGAGACGTGAGGGCGGCGCGCCACGCATCCCAAGCTGTTTCAGCATCGCGGTCGTTCGCGGAAATGGGCCTTCCAGTGCCCCGGGTGAACCAATGCACGAAACGTTCCCGCTGATCTCCACCCACCTTCGCGGGAGACGTGAGGGCGGTCGACGTAGGCTGACTGGCGAACGCCATCACACGCTGCAAATCGACGGCGCGGGAAATTTCTTTCCCGTAGGCGGTCAGCACCCACATACCGCCACGCTTGTGCGCCTTCCAGCTTCCGTAGTCCCACCACTCACAGTCGCCGGAACCGTGACGCGTCCAAACTGCGTTCGCAGGAACCGGTTGAGGCATCTGCGCAGGCTGCTGGGTGTGTTCGACTGGCTCGCCGAGGAGAATCGTCGATCCCTCGCTGGGCTCTTCGGCAAGCCAGCAATAGACGCCAGCGCCGCTGTGGCACGTTTCGTCGCCGTATTGCAATGCGGCCTCGCCGTCGAGCTGATCCTTATCCGTATTGCGGTCGGGAGCGATGAGGTCGAGTGCTTCCAGAAGCTGCCAGCCGGTCAAGTACAGCGGGGCTGGTTTCGCGCGCTCGCCGCCATTCACGGGCGCGGCGTAGAGGTCAAATGACTTTCCGGGGTTATGATCCAGCATGTCCTCGAACGCCTTCGAAAGCGTCAGGATAGGCTCGCCAACTTCGCGGGCTGGACCGGATTCGATCACCTTCACGCTGCCGACCGGCTCAGAGGCATTCACGGGCGCGGCGTCAAGATTGATGATGCGTTCGCCATCGCACTTGTCACACACCCAAATTGCTTCTGCGGTCCAGTCGCCCTTGTGATTCCAGTAAGGCGCGTACGCAACGCCGTCCTCGCAACCGCACTTTGGGCACGCCACCGGCTCTTGCCCTGCGCTCTGTGCGGCAACCATATTGCGCACGTCCGCAACATGGTCGACCATATCCGCCGGTTGACGGAAATGGTCTGCGCTCTGTGCGGCTGGCGTGGGGGCAGCGAGTGCGTCAATGAGTCCCTGAGCGATAAAGGTCAGGTCGTTAGCCAGCAGCCCCTTTGCCTCCATCCACGCAGGCCCACCTGAACGGCGCTGTAACTCGGTAATCCGCCCTACGGCTTCGCGGCACGCATCAAACGTCACGGTCTTGTTGTCAGGCATTTTCAGCGTCTCCACCACTGAAGGCGGCGCAGGATCGGTATTCAGCCCTTCGGGGCGGGGGGCGTAGGGGCTCATGGCGGCGCTCACTTGATCTCGATGTCGGGCACGATGACTGACGGCTTAAAGATGACGCGGTAGTGGTAGACGCTGGCCTTGGCCGGTTCGAGTTGTTCGATGAAGTAGGTGACGTTGTCGGAGAGACCAAGGAAGTGCTTCTTGTACTCGCTCGGCCCGACCTTGCAGACGATGGCGAGCTTCGTCGATGTGCTGTCGTTGTCTCGTGAGCAGAGACCTTCGATGGTCAGCATGTACTCGCCAGTGATGCCGTTGTAGAAGACGATGCGGCGGTTGATCTCGAAATTGTCGGCGGCCTTGGAGAGGTTCTTCGAGGCGACAGATGCATCGTTGCAACCGGACAAGGTGATCGCGAGTAGCGCTGCGCAGAGGACGGAAAGAAGTTTCTTCATGCCTTGCTCCTGTAGGTTTTTGTGAGGTTGGCGCTGACTGCATGGCCGCGCCGTCTAACGACGTTGGCGAGGGCCGCACGATCGTTGTGACTGTGAGTGGCCTGCCGAAGCAAGCCAAAGTAGCTATTGGCGGTTTGGTGAACGTCCTCCGGGGCTGCCTCTGCCACGCGCTGAAGTGCCGCAGTCATCGTTCGCGGCCGCGTCGTTCGGCGCCACGGCTTGATGAGGTGACCAACGAAATCGATGCCTCGTGAAACCGGCTGGAGGATGGTCTTGCTCGGATTCAGGCGCAGATCCAGACCGGACAGCTTGTTCTCGATGCTCTCTCGCGCCCTGTTGAGCCAAGCAGCATCCTCGTGAAGCAGCACAAAGTCATCGACATAGCGGATGTAGTGCGGCGCTCGAATCCGGTGCTTGACGCGTTGGTCGAGGTCATCAAGCAGCACGTTGGCAAAGAACTGACTCGACAGATTTCCGATCGGCAGCCCGTGCGTAGCCAGAGCGTTGAACAGGCTCTTGTGCGCGGGCACGCGAGCCAGTTCGCGTTGGCTTCCACGCACCTCGACATCGAGGCGCGGGTCGTGCGTCAAGATTGTCTCGGCCAGAGCCATCCACCACGGCTCAAAGACACGGCGACGCAATTGCTCGAGCAACACCGTCTTGTTGATGCTGACGAAGAAGTTCGCCAAGTCACATTTCAGGTAATTCGACGGCCGGCTCCAGTTCCGGGTGCTGCTGCGCACCTGGTGCTCTAGACGCCGTGCTGCGTACAACGTGCCTCGTCCGGGAATGCAAGCGCACGAATCGGCGACGAACCTTGCGTGGAAGCGTGGTGCGATGTGGTTGTAGAGGAGGTGATGGACGACGCGATCGCGAAAGCCTGCCGCCCACACCTCGCGCGGCTTTGGCCGCGTGATAACGAAACAGATGGACCGACCTGGGCGATACTCGCCGCTTGCCAGTTCCTCGTGCAAATCGAACAGATTCCGCTCCACATGCTCCTCGAAAGCCTGTGCACTGGCGCTGGTGCGTTTGTTGCGGCGGCAATCGAGGTACGCCTGTACGAGCGGGGCGAACAAGTTGGATTCTGCGGACGGCAACGGCCAGGCCCTCGTAGCTCTTGTGGTTGTTGTTCGTGTTGCCGTTGTTGAGGTTGCAATTCCAAGCGTAGGCAGCGTGCCTGTCGCGCTATGTAAGCTGACACCCCGAAGGTTTTCGCCGATCAGGGCGGAAGCTGCACCGGACTCGGCCCGCACTGAGGCGGCGGTTTCCGTTGTGTGCTTGTCGGTGGGCTTGTGACCCAGCGGCGCGACCAGATTCCGGCGCGCGGGCATGAGAGCCTTAACTGTCATGCTGCAGGCGCCTTGTTCGCGGACTTGAGCCACCCACCAGCCTGCTTGCCAATGCTGCCCAACAACTCGATAGACTCGGCCCACAGCTTTGGCGAGAGATATCGAGCATCGTGCCCGACGTGTAGCAACACCGTGACGGTGCGCTGTACGGTCAGTAGCCTTTCGATGTACTCGGCGCGTGCTTCACGTTTCGAGGCGTTTGCGAGTGCCATCAGGTCGAGCATGTCCACGCAATGTTGGGTAATCTTCTCGCCCAAAATGCGCTTCATGCTGCGTGGCATGTGCTCTTGCACCTTCAAGGCAAGCGACAACAGTTGAACGCCTTTGCGGTGAATGGGCAGTGATGAGTGCAGGGCCATTTGGCGGGGCTCAGTTCGAAAGGATTAAAGGACTAAATCAGAATCTGCGGACGGCAACGGCCAGGCCCTCGTAGCTCTTGAGGGTGCCGTACGCGTAGCCGTAGCTGAGGTAGCAATGCCAAGCGTAGGCAGCGTTCTGTTCGTACGCGTCATCGGTCCAGAACCAGCCTTCTTTGGGTAGGTGCGGCCTGCAGTTCGCGAGCAACAGGCGAGCTTCGGCGCGTGTCGGTCGGCTATAGCCGAGGTTCTTCGCGAATTCAGCAGAGCCTTCCCACGAGTGCGCTGCCTCGGGGGATACGGCGACAAGGGCCAGACGGTGCTTTAGCGTGCCGTCCTCGTTGAGAACTTCGCCGGCGTAGTGCTCGCCGGGGCGCAATTCGACGACGGCGGCGGGGATTTCAATTCGCGTTGTCTTCGGCGTGGCGACCGCTGCGAGTAGTGATGCGGTCAGTTTTGCCAACTCGGTTTGCTTGGCGTAGACGGCTTCCAGCGTGACTTGGGTCATTGCTTGTGGCTCCGGTGCGGTGCGTTGAAAGGATTGAAGGATTAAGCCGTGAGGGGAATCAAGCGGACGGCAACGGCCAGGCCCTCGTAGCTCTTGCGGTTGTCGTTCGTGCTGCCGTCGTCGAGGTGGCAACCCCAAGCGTAGGCAGCGTCATCCTCGTCGCCGGTGTCATCGCTGAGTAGATCCGCCGTGTAATACCAGCCGCCCTCGGCGAGTTCTTCCTTCGTCGCGCTCAAGCGCAAAAGGTGGAACGCCGAGCGCGTAGGCAGTTCACCGCCGGCCTCACGGGCCCAATCGACGCATGCCTGCCAGTTACGTTGCTCGGTCGCCTTATTCGGCAGCAGGATGACGGCGCAATGAGTGCCATCCTTTCGGGTTGTCACGCCGCGGAACGTACCGCCGGCCAGATCAGCGCGCAGCGGAGGCAGAGACGTGAGGGAAAGGGTTTCGGGGATCGCGGCAGCGGCGGCGTGATCGGTCATTTGTTGCTCCTCAAGGTGAATTTGGCGTTTGGGTGGCAGCCGATAGCCGGAAGAAAAGACGGGCCCTGTGTGAGCGGCCCAAAGTACAGGGGAAGTTATGCAGGGTGCTGCTCGCCGGTTGGCTGCTTGACGTACTCGCGCCAGGGAATCCAGCCACGAGGCGTATGGAAGCCCCAGTTGCGCTGCCACGGCCCCATGATGAAAAGGGACCATGCTTCCTTGCCTTCGGGGATTTCGAGACGATGCCGGTCAGTTGCGCGGCGGAATACGATCGCACCGGGGCCTCGCCACACGCGTCGGTATCCGCGAAGTAGGGACGTTTCGGGCTGAGAGTCGAGCCGCGCCGGCTGACTTTGCTCGGTAGGCATGATTTCCCAGTACCCGCCGCGCAGGACGATCGAGACATTCCACCAAGGGTGGTCGTGCAGATCGCGACCGGCATCGCTGCGGATCGTGCGATGAACTCGCGCGCCCCAACTGGTGTCGCGTCGGCCGTCCTCGGCAGCGGTGGCATCGTGACCGCGCGGCTTTTTGAGCCACCACCGGTCCATGTAACCCGTGAGATCGAAGTAGGGCGCGCGCTGGGCGCGCCGGACGATGGCGTCAACAATGAATGCCGGAAGGGGGATTCGCACGGATACTCTCCTTTAGATCCATGGCCGCCTCGACTGATCGCCTCACGATCGTCGCGCGGGTCTGGGAGCAGCCCAGGTATTTGCGGATTTCGGTGACGGTCGGTCGCAGTTCGCCGGCGGCGACTGCCTCAAGGACTCGGCCCACTTCCGTTGGCACCGTCATGGGTTCTGGCGAGGTGGTCGCGGCTTGCATCTTGTCGTGACTCGGCGGCGTGACTGGCGTTACTGGCACGACCGTTACCCCGTTACTCCCTTGGTGGGCGGGTGTTTCGGCCGCATCGGTCACGACGGCAGGGCGGAGCGCGAGCAACCACGCAAAGCACGCAACTGCCTCCAGTACCAGCGCGAAAGCGAGTCCGGCGAGCAGGTCGGCGCGACTGGCTGACCATCCGATGGCGGCCGACGGCCCGGTAACCGGATCAGCCTGAGCGGCGTCGCGGGCTGCCACTGCGCGGTCTTGCTGCGACCGGTGCCGAGCGGCTTCGGCCTGCTCTACGCCGATCGCGTCCAGCTTGGCAGCCAGTGCCGTGCGTTCCGCCATAAGGCTGAGGCAGGGCTCGGCGCACCGTCTGGCGTTAGCACGGGCCAGTCGCGCTACCGCGTCCGCCCGGTCACGTGCAATCGCGGTCAAGTCGCGCCCCTGCGGAGTTACGACCGGCACCGCTGCCGCGCGTAGTTCGCCGGCATGCCGCGCGGAGGTTAGGAAGAACACGGCATGCCCGTAGCAGGTGGCCGCGATGCACCCGAACCAAATCACGGCGCCAGCCGCCCGGACGGGCCGGGCATGCGGTCGGCATAGGGCGGGCAGCAGATGCGCAGCTATGACCAGGACAACCCCGACAGCAACCCACAGTGCCCGCTCGGCGGGCAGGCCGCCACGTTGCATTCCCGACAGAACTGAAAGGCATACGGCCGTGATCGTCGCGGCGAGGGCGAGCATGGCCGCCAAGGTGCGTGTCGACACGACCGTCAGCCGAGCAACGGCCGATCGTCCGGCCGTTCGCCGCCGACGGCCTCGATCAGATCAGTGATCAGGCGAGACAGTTCGCCGGCCATCAGCACAAAGTCCGCGTCGAACTTTTCAGCTTCGCCTTCGGCCGTCGGGTCGGCAGCGTCCTTGATGATGTCGAGCGGCGTCACGCGCTTGATCACGAACGCGTCGGTCAGCACGAACGAGATGCGGTCATTCCACGTCATCGCGAGGCGCGTGGAGCGCTTGCCCGATTGGATGTGGCGGCGGATATCGTCACCGTCGAGCGGAAGGCGCACGTAGCGCACAGCGGCCTTCTCATCGGAGTTCGAGCGCAACTCGACGTCTTGGTCGACAGTGAATCCCGCCGGTGCGTCATTGCCTGCGAGCCACGACGTCATGACGGCAACCGGCGCTTCGTTCAGTTGCACCTGCGCGATGCCGATATCGATCGTTTTCAGCAGCAGGGCGATGACGTCGTGTGCCTTCGCGGTGGCCGCCGCGTCGATCACGAGCCAGCGATTCACCGGGTCAATCCAGAGGCGTGTGTCACGCCGAATATCGAACGCTTTCGGCAGCAACTCGTCGGTGGCCTGTTCCCTGAGTTCACGCATCTGCTTGCGCCCTGGCTTGAAGCCTTGCTGTTCTTCAAGTGCTGCTGCCCTGGCGCGTGTTACCTGATTGATGACCGAGGCCGGCAGCAGCTTTTTCTCTGCTCGTAGGGTCATCAGTATCTGGCGATTCACGATGTGGGCGATTTCGCCGTCTTCGCGTGGCGAGGCCCAACCGGCCGTGTGCATCTCCATCGAAGTTGGCTTTCGGAAAGCCTGCTTGCCGAGGCGTTCAATAAGGCTCGCAGGGCTGAGAGTCCAATCGGAGATTCGGTAAATCTGGAGGTTGCGGAACCACATGGGCAGTTTCCTTGCGTTGGCGTGGAGTGGGCGGCGCTCACTCGTCGCTTTGAGTGATGGTCTTGATGTAGAAAGCGAGCGCGGCGATCAGGATGGGTGCATGCTTTTCGAGGGCGTCCCGGCATGCCTGCTTGGCTTCGAACTCCTCGCGGACACGCGGTGATCCGGGACGGGGAGGAAGCCGCGACGGCTGGTGATTCATGAGCGGGCGCAGAGCCTTCCAAGCGCGCTGCGCTGCCGCCCGTTTTGCGGCAGTCGTCATACACCGGCTTTCCACCTCACGTGGAGGCAGGCGATGAGGAGAACGCCCCAGATCGTCCAGGCGGCCGTCTGATGAGTGCGAATCCACTTGTCGGCGCCGTTGACGGTCCAAATCAGGATGCGATCGAACATGGGCGGCTCACTTACGTGCGTCGCGGTACCCGGAGCGATACGCGAGCGCGGTGGAGCGGCAGGGGCGGCCGAGCATGGCATCGTGCCAGCCAGTCTGGTACTGACGAATCTCAGTTGCGAACATGCTGTCCTCCTCAGTTGAATCGAATGGTTGCGGCCTTGGTCAGGAAGCTTGAGCAGACAGCGCCGGAGACCAATACGCCGGTAGGGCCCCTGGCGGTGAATGCGGTCGAATAGTCATCGTTATCGCCGCAGCCGTAGAAGCTGTAGCCGTCGATGTGCACGTCCGTGTATCCGGCGCCCACAAGAGCCCGTCGCGCCGTATCGGAATCGGTGCAGGCAGAGAGAAGGGCGAGCAAAGCCGCGAGTGCGACGAGCCTCATGGGGAAACCTCGAAATAGGGAAGGGAAGCCCCGGCAGAACACCGGGGCGATGCGGCTTCAACCATGTCCGCCATGGGCCTGTGAGCGGTCAGGCTCGCTCTGCTGCGGTGAGGGTGACCGGTGCTGTACTGCGTCCGGCATTGCACGAACTTCAAGAGGCGGGACTTGAACCCGCAACGCTTTCGCCGCGTCGTGCGCGCAGCCGCCGTTGATTCGGCGACGGGTCTCCGATTCTCCTATCCACTTTCGCGGGCCGGGACCGGGGTATTCCAATTCCCCCACTCGTGCACATCAGCCTGCGCATTCACCCTCAAGAGAGCAGACCCGAGATCCTGATCAGATCGGGGGAAGAGGGATACGGGCTATTTAACGTCGCCGCGCCGACGCGGGTCTGCTCTCTTGAAGGTGGCCGCCGAAGCGGGCGATGGCAGCTAGTCGAGTCCGGTTTCACGCGGTGCCTTGCGTACCATGTCGGCCATGCGCTCGAACGCCTGCGCAAGCCGCTCGCGGCGTTTCACCGATTTGGGGAGCCAGAACGTCACGGCGCTTCGGTCGTCGTCAAGGGGCGGATGGTGCAGCTTGTCGCTCGAATGCAGAATGAACTGCACCGCGCTGTAAGTGATGCCGGTGTTGCTCGGCTTCTCCACCAAAACAACCTCGTCAGTCAGTTCCTGGCTATAGACGTTGATTCGCATCGTCAAACCTCCTCGTGTATATGGCGCGGCTCTCGGAAGAAAGCCGCCTCATGTACAGCTCACGCAGTGCCCCGGCTACACCCGGCCAAGCCGGCTCCGGGGTCTCCTGCGTTTTGTGCCGATTACCTCGCCATCGACACGATGAGTGGGCGCCGCGATGAACTGCGGAAGCCAGTCGGGCCAGCCGACCAACCATTTCCGCGTTTCCAACCGACTCATCCACGCGTGTGGGAGATGTGTGCGCATGGCGGCGCTATGGCCGCGTGACACCTTTTATCCGTCGAATTTTTAGAGAGCACCCGAGAGGTCGGGCGGGCAACAAGTCGCTGCGTTGAATCGATAGTAGCAAACGCTACTCGTAAGCGCAAGTAGCATTTGCTACTCATTGATGGGGTGATTCGCGGGCAACAAAAAAACCCGCCGAAGCGGGTTTGCGTGATGCATGGAAGCAGTGGCTCTTGAGACTATCTGGATTGCGCGATGAACTCCTGGCAATTTACGATCGCGATGGCCGCTTGTTCACGGAGCACTTTGTTTTCATATCCCGAGATTCGGGCGACCTTATCGTCTCTGGCTATTGCCTGCCGAGCTGAGGCAATTGTGCGCTTGCATGACTCGACTGATCGGCGCCGCTGTTCGGCGGCGAAGGCGGGTGACGCCCTGTAGGCCTCCTCCGCTTTTCGCTTATCTTCGGCGGCTGCCGCTTCTCGAGCTTTGTTAGCGGCTGCGGCTTGTGCTGCGGCAATGCGCTGGTCCATCAATGCCACAAATTTACTTACATCTTGAGAATCGGGTGCGGCAAATCCAATCCCATCGGAAGCTACCGAATCCCAAAATACCTTGTCATATTGATCCGTTTGCGTCATACCCACGCCGGCAAAGCCAGTTTTATAAATGCGGGCTTCCGCTTCATAGTACGGGTTATTCTGAGGGCTCATTTTCTGGCTTAGCAGCAAGAACCCCCTCACCGCAGGCGTATCGCTCTGGTCGAAAAATGAGTAGTCCATCTTCCTCATGGAGAGGGCCCCCGTTCCCAAATTCTCTGGTTTCGCTTCTTCGGCGGTCCGAATGCATTTGATACCCAAGAGGTGGTCGCAGGCCGCGTCGACGCTTGCAGGTGCAGCCAACAGCGCAAAAGGGCCAGAATCTGCTTGGGCGGACTGGATCAGAGCGAAAAGGGTTAACCCCAGTGCGGCCATATTGAATTTCGCAGCCATTGTGTGCCTCTTATTACTTCAGCATGTTCTCTCGGCGCTCGATACAAACGCCGATGATATGCAGGTGATCACGTTCGCTATGAAGCGTGGGGTAGTCCTCATTCAGCGGAACTAGCTCAAAGACATCGTTCCCTCTTTCGTCCATCCCCCGGGGCCGATATTTTTTGAATGTCGCTTCTTCGCTCGTGTTTTTCGCGACCACAAATTGACCTGGTTTAGGACTCAACTCTGGATCGATGATCGCGAGATCACCCTCGTAGAACCGTGGCTCCATCGAGTTGCCTCGAATTCGAAGCGCGAACGTTCGTGAAGAGCAGGGAATCGATACCTCAACAATTTCGAAGCCTCCCCCCAACGAAAATGGGTCGACGATTTCGACCATCAGACCAGCCTGCACATAGCTGATGACAGGAACTCGGCGACCACTCGACTTCACAATTTCGACGTTCTGAAAGCCGGCAGTCTCAGGGACCGCCGAGCGGTTCTGAGAGAACCACCCTTTCATCCCCGGGAGTGCCTCGACCGCGTTGACTGTCTTCTCGCGAATCGGACGCGATCCGCCGAGCAACTGGCGAATGAACGCCCCGTCTTTATAGCCCAAGCGGCGCCCAAACTCGGTCCTGTTGCCATCGGCAACCTTTTCAATCGCATCTTCGAGCCGCTTGATGCGCCAGCGTTGGGTTTCAAGTTCGTTCATTGAACTGATAGTAGCGGATGCTACAGTAGCTTTTGCTTCTTGCGTCGAGTAGCAAATGCTACTAATATGGGTAGCCATGAACCTAGACACTTACCTCTCTCGGCCCGGGGCACCAACCGTCGCTCAATTTCGTGAGCGCATGTGTTCGCTGGGCTACCACGTTAAGAGTGATGCCCAGATCCGGCAGTGGCGTCATGGGTACGGGGGCCGAAAGCCTGATCACGAAAACAGCGTGGGCATCGAGAAGGCGAGTAATGGTGAGGTATCTCGGCGAACGTTCTATCCGGACGACTGGCACCTGATCTGGCCCGAGCTTCTCGGGGACAAACCGCGCCACCGACCGAGCGCCGACGCTGCAAGAGACAGCGCGGGCGCAAAACTTGAGTGTGTTGGGGGCGGCGCTTCTGGAGATGGCGAATGAGCCTTACCAAATGGATCGTGTCTCTGTTTTGGAAAGGCAACAGCGCGACGGTGACGCAGTTGCCTGCGCAGCGTGTCAACGAGTGGCAGAGCGACATGCTGGCGGCGGTCGCTAATGCCACCGGAAGTGATTGGGAAGAGATCGTTAGCCAGCGTCGCGCGGAACTGCGCGCCATCCGAAAATTCTCTCGACGGCAGCGTCGAAGCCATGCAAGTAGGCGTCGGATTGGCTCCCTGAATACAAGGTTTTGGCGCTCGTATCGTTGAGTCGGTTTTCGAGTTCGGTCATTACTTGGCCGTGGTTCGGAAGTGATTGCACAACGACCTTCAGCGCTATGAATAGGGCATCGGATCGGGCCCGCAAAAAGTCCGCTTCGGACTCTGATTTTTGGACAGCGTTCTTGAAGTCCTGTTCGTTCATGAGCACTCCTAGATTGAGTGAACTGGTTGTGTGGAAACACCATTCTCGCATGACGGTGAGTGCTCATTCTTTGTACTCAGTTGGTGGTGGTTGACGAAAAAATTTTCGCCGGTAGCCAACCGGTAATTCAACCGGTAATCCGATGAAATGTCCCTATGAGGGAGCAATGCATGCAACAACAAGAAAACCTTGAAACCTGCGCTGGCCATGGACTTGGCCGGATCGAACTCGATTTTTCCCGCCCGGCAAAGACGTTCGTCCCTACCGCTGCACTTGAGGCATGCGAGAGCTATCGCGACGCCGTGCGCTTGGCGTGGGAGTCGCGGGCGAATCAGGGCATGACGCAGCGTTTCCTCGGCGTTGCCTGCGCGCTTTACGCACCGCACGTCTCCGATTACCTGGCGAAGGACGCCGTCGATTCGAAAGGCAACCGCCGCCGTGACTTGCCTGCCGAGAAGATCGACGAGTTCGAGCGCGTGGTTGGCAATCGTGCTGTGTCGCAATACCTGATGCGCAAAGCGATGCTGACGATCATGGAAGAGGTGATCGCGGCGAGGGCTGCATGACCTATGCAGAAGCGCTCAGCAGAGCAAGGGAAGCCGCACGGCGTGCAGCGGAAATAGCCGGGACGAACGACATGGTGGCATTGCAGAAGGCGCTGGTGGATCAGGTATTGGGCGATCCCGAGCTTGAAGCGGCGTTTGCGATCACCGGTTACGTCCTCGGCCAGTCGGAAACCAACACCAAACATTGATTCCCGCCCATGGACATTTTCGTTTCGAAAGACGCCATCGCTGCGCAGGCCCGCGAGGCCGCCATCCACAAACAGGCCGGCCGCTCGCCGGATCCCCAGAACCCTTATCCCTGTGACTCGAAGGCTCACGAGTTGTGGCAAGAACGCTACGCCTCGGAACTGGCGCGCATCAACGGTGATTTTGCCGGCGCGCGCCGCCTGATGGCGTCAATTCCGGTCAGCGTCCGTCTCCCCATCCCGTATGAGGCTCAATCATGACTGATCTGCTTTTTCTCGCTGGCGAACCGGCGATGTCGAGCCGGGAAATCGCAGATCTGGTTGAGTCGCGTCATGACAATGTCAAGGTGACGATCGAGCGCTTGGTTGCGCGCGGAGTGATTGCTTCTCCTGCGACGCAGGAAAAGGCCACGGCCGGGCGCCCGGTGACCGAGTACCTGATCGGCAAGCGCGACAGCTTCGTGATCGTCGCCCAGTTGTCGCCGGAGTTCTGTGCGCGCTTAGTCGACCGGTGGCAGGAACTCGAAGCGCGCGCCGCCGCTCCGCAGGTGCCGCGAACCTTCGTGGAAGCGCTGCGCCTGGCCGCCAATCAGGCAGAGCTTCTCGAGCAACAGCGCCCGGCTGTCGAATTCGCCCAGGCTGTGCGCAACACCGCTGATGCCGTGAGCGTCGGGGATTTTGCACGCGCGCTCGGCTACGGCCAGAACACGTTTTTTCGCATGCTGCGCTCAGACCATCTGCTGATGGAGGGGAATCTGCCCTACCAGACATACATCGACCGGGGCTATTTCCGCGTGATTGAGAGCGTCTGGCGTGATTCTGCCCAAGAGGTGCATCCGACGTTCAAAACGCTCATCACGGGCAAGGGGCAGGTCTTCCTGCAGCGCAGGTACGGCAAGGAGACAGCAGTCGCATGAGCACCATCATCATGTCCCAATGCTGGCCGCTCGAAGGCATGAGCATCGCTCAGAAGGCAGTCCTGATCTCGCTGGCCGACAACGCGAATGACCAGGGCGTGTGCTGGCCGTCGATCGCAACGATCGCTCGCCGGGTCTGTGCGTCGGATCGCGCGGTCCAGAACGCAATCAAGTGGCTCGAGAGCGCGAAGGTCGTTGCCGCCAATCGTGCGAACGGCCGTCACACGAGCTACACGCTAACCCCCGCAGCGTATTCACCCCCGAAGGAAATGCACCCCGAAGGAAATGCACCGGCGAAGCAGATTCACCCCACCCCCGCAGGAGATTCGGGGGACCCCCGCACGGGATTCGGGGGACCCCCGAACGAGGTGCCGACTAACCGTAAAGAACCATCAGTTAACCGTAAGGGAACCGTCATAGGCGACGGCGATGCCGCCGCTGGTGTTTCGTCCGCCGATTCGGCTGAGGACGATGGCAAGCCTCTCACGATCAAGGACCTCGTGGATGAGGGCATTCCCCGCCAGATCGCCAAAGACTGGATGGCTGTGCGCAAGGGCAAAAAGCAAACGGCGCTCACGCCGACAGCATGGGCCGCTGTGAAGCGCGAGGCGGATAAGGCAGGCATTACGGTAACCGCTGCCGTGACGCACGCTGTTGAGGCTGGCTGGGCAGGGTTCAAGGCGAAGTGGCTGGCAAACGAAGGTGCCGCCGCCGCTGCAAGCGGGACCGGCGCGGGCCTGAACAAGCAGGAACAGCTTGAGCAACGCAACCGGGCAGTTGCTGAGCGACTGGCCGCAGCGACTGGAGGGATGTGATGACGCAAAACGACAAGGTTCGGTTCTTCGGTCTGATCGCCGACGTGTACGCGTTTTACAAGAGCGACTTCTCCGATTTCGTCGGGCTTGTGTGGTGGCAGGCCATGCAGCAGTTCGACTTGGCGGCCGTCGAGTCGGCGATGGGGCGCCACGCTGCAAATCCCGATTCGGGGCAGTTCCTTCCGAAGCCTGCGGACGTAGTGAAGATGCTCCAAGGCTCGACGCAGGACTCCGCGCTGCTGGCTTGGCATAAGGTCGACAAGGCCGTGCGTGAGGTGGGCACCTATGTCTCGGTGGCGTTCGATGACGCGCTGATTCACCGCGTTGTGTTCGAAATGGGCGGTTGGGTCTCACTCGGGACGAAAGACGAATCGGAATGGCCGTTCCTGAAGAACGAGTTCGTGAACCGGTATCGCGGTTATCGCGGGCGAAGCCAAGTGCCGGAGTACCCGCCGCTGCTGATTGGTATCGCTGAGACCACGAACACGCGGGCGGGATTGCAGTCGCAGGGGCCAGTTCTGATCGGCAACGCTGACGCGGCCCGCGCGATTGTGGCTGGTGGCAGCGATACGCCGCTGGTGGGATACACGCGGGTAACCGGCGCCGACATGCCACAGCTTGCGCACCCGAGCGAACCTTTGAGGCTGATTGCGTGACTCAAGGCGATTGCTGGCGGCGCTTCGAGGAAGCGGCAAGGGCGGCGCTCGCAGGGCACGGCAATGTGGCTCGGGCCTATCTCGCGGCAGTGCGGCGTCGCTGCGGAGAGGCGGTAGCGGATCGGCAGGAAAAGGAATTGAGGGCATACATCGAACACGTACGGAGGAAGGGCAAGTGAGCCGGAAGGGCCTGACGTTTCCCGAGAGCGCCGTGAGCAATGGCCTAGTTGGCACTGCGCGGATTCGCGAACAGGTTGGCGCCACCGCTGCTGCGCTGGCGTCACCAGTTTCCGTGCCGCTGGCTTACCCGATCCTCGGCATGGTCGAAGAGAAGCGCTCGAAGTACAGCAACAAAAAGTGCGAAGTTGATGGAATCAAGTTCGATAGCCGGGCGGAGGCGCGCCGATGGTCACAACTGCTGGTCATGCAGCAGCAAGGAGAGATTTGCGCGCTGGAGCGGCAGGTGGTCTACGTGCTGGCCCCTGGAGTTGTGGTCAATGGACGGAAAGCCCCTCCACTCCGTTACGTCGCTGACTTTGTGTATGAGCGTGGCGATGAAACCGTGATTGAAGACGTGAAGGGGGTGATCACGGCGGAATACCGGATCAAGCGTCACCTGATGGCATTGAAGGGTTTGAGCATCGTGGAGATCAAATGAAGCACGACATTCTTGAGTGCATGGATCGAGGTGTCTGGTACTGCGTAGAAACGCTGTCCTCACTCACGGGGTATGCACAGCGCGGGACTCGTGAGACCTGCTTGCTGCTGGTCGGCGAGGGTTTGCTGGATATGGAGACTCTCAACGAGAAACGCAGATTCCGCCTGGCGATGACGAAACGTGCGGCACGGCGGCCGGACTACACCTGTGTGCCGACGAAGGCAACGGGGCCGTACAGGCCCTGCTGGACGCCCATGAATACATATGACCGGTACGCGCGTTCCCATCAGCAACTCTGCGAGGAGATTCGATGAACCCGAGGGCAATTGAGGATATCAGGGCTGGCTTTGAAAAGATGAAGCATGCATTCCTTGCCGCTTTCGCCGTCGAGGCTGACGCACAAGCCGACGAATCGGATTCAGTGAATCGCCCTTCGCATTACACCCAGCACCCGAGCGGTGTCGAGTGCATCACGATCACCGAGCATATGGGGTTCAACCTCGGCAACGCCGTCAAATACATCTGGCGCGCAGATCTCAAGAACGATGCGATTGAGGACCTGAAAAAGGCCGATTGGTATATCCGGCGCGAGATTGAGAGGCGGGAGCGTTCGGAATGATGCAGCGGAAGAAGCCGATGGCCCGCGCAGGGTTCAAGCGGAAGGCCGCGTTGACCCTCAGCCCATTCAGCGGCAGGGCGGTGTTGAAGGGCTCGACGTTCGCTCGCAAGCGAACGAAGGCCAGGGTTGGAACGGACAAGAAAATGCTTGCTGCGTGCCGTGGTGAGCATTGCTATCTGGCCGTGCCGGATGTGTGCCTCTCGACAACTGAGACCGTTGTGCCATGTCATTCGAACGAGCAGCAGCACGGCAAGGGCATTGGCATCAAGGCACATGACAAATTCACGGTGCCGGGCTGTATGGCTTGTCACGCTTGGCTCGACCAAGGCCCCGCGCATCGAGATACGAAATTCTCGGTATGGCGCGAGGCTTATAGGGTGTGGGAGCCAATCCGCGACGCCAAGCTCGCGGTATAGGCCAAGAGGCGACGATTCTTATAGACTTAGAAGGGCGAGAGATGACGAGAGATCAATCTGACCAGATCGAGCAATTGCTACGGAGTTGGTATCGCTGGCAGATCCGCCAGTCGCACGCGGAAACGCTTTCGCATTTCTACCGGCCCACTGATATGACCTGCCGTGGGTATGTCACCCCGGAGGGCGATGACGATGCTGGCGATGCCTGCCAGTGGGCTGACGACCGGGAGTCTGAGCAGGTGCAGTTGTGCATTGACCAGCTTCCCATTGAGCAGCGTGCAGCGATCTCGGTCAGCATGCGAAACAAGGAGTGCGGTGCGAGCGTTTGGCGCAGTGTTCGATCGGTGACTCCGCACCACGACTATCAGGCAGCCAAGACGGCACTTCTACCAATGCTGGAGCGGCGCGGAGTTATGAAAACAGAACTCATCGCATAAAGGCCTTGCGCGGGCAAAAAAGTTGGTCTAATATTCTTCGCAAGCCAAGCTCGTCCAGAGAAAATGAAAAGCCCGCCATTCAGCGGGCTTTTTGCGTTTTTAGGCCACGATTAACTCGAGTCGTTTATCTAGTGCAGCAAGAGCTTCCTCGATGCGATCGATCTTCGTCGCATGTGAGAGCGTGACGATACGGTTGACCTCTTGCTTCGTTGTATCGAGCCGACGTGCTAGTTCGGTCGGCCCAACGTTCTGCCTAAGCATTTCATTGAGTAGTAACACCTTGGCCGAAACGCTTGCCGGAAGCGATACCAGATGTTCGCCCTTACGCGCCGCAGACGGCGGCGGAACCTCGCGTTTGTCATCAAAGTAAAAATCCATCGCGGCCAGTAGTGCATCGGCCGCCATCGCGGCGGCTTCTTCCTCGGTGTCCCCCTGTGTGATTGCCTCGGGGATGTCGCGGAACGTGACGACAAAGCCTCCAGCTTCATGGTCGGGTTCGAACTTGGCAGGATATTTCATAGCAGTTCCTCAGTTTCGTGTGCGGTGAGCAGGCGCGAGGAAAGCCCCTTTCGGGGCGATCCTCATTTTAGGTTCAGTTGCCGTTTGATCGCTTGGACTGTTCCTTTCTTCAGTTCAGTAGCGTGTCTCGGGACCACCGATTGCTTGCCGTTCAGGTAGACCTTCAAGTGGTTGCCGCCATCCTTGAAAGTCGCTCCTTGTTCAGCAAGCCACCGGACGAACTCTTTCTGCTTCACCGCACCTCCGTTGTTTGTTTCGATGGATTTATAGTAAACAAAAATGCTTACCATGGCAAGATGTTTGGTAAATATTTTTGCTTACTTTTGGGTTGTCTCCTCGCCGCTCGGAAAGAGCGGCATTGCCCGCAGCCGTTTCTGGTGCGGGCTTTTAATTTTCTGAGTCCACATGGCGCGCCCATCAAAGAACATCGACGCCGACGCCGACGCCTTGCTCGGCGAGATCGCATTTGTGCGCTCTGCCATTTGGCATAACGGGAATCGTCGCGTCGCCGCCCTTATATCTGCCGCAACCACTGACACTGCGCTGCTGCCTGAGGGAGCGATCGCGCTGGTATCCGTAACTGCATTCCCGCCGGGTGCGCCTTCGCGCATCCTCATCGATGTCCCGCTTTATGCGCGAGCGCCCGCCGAAGGCGTGTTCCCGGCCGCTTGGCTGAAACGTGGGTGAGACCGCAATGCTCAGTCTGAATGTGCGCGCGGATGTCAGAGGCATCACGGCCGACCTGTCAAGGTATCTGGGTGAAGAGAAGAAGGCCGTCGTCCGAGCGCTGAACAAGACAGCGAATCAGGCAAGAACCGAGGCCTCGAAAGAGGTTCGATCCGTCGGCTACAACATCAAGGCGAGCGCGATAAAGAAATCGTTTGCCATAAAGCGCGCCTCTGCCGGCAACTTGGTTGTCACACTCAAGGCGACTGGGCGGCCGATCGGCTTGATCAACTACGGCGCGCGCCAAGGTGGCGGCGGTGTGAGCGTGCAGGTCAAGTCGGGTCGTAAGGTCTTGAAACACGCGTTCATTGCGAGTATGCCCAACGGGCACCGAGGCGTGTTCGAGCGGACTGGCAAGGGGCACAAGAAGGTGGTGCGCAACGGCAAGGTCATGCGATCGGGCTTGCCGATCAAAGAGCTATTCGGGCCGTCGATTCCGCAGTCGCTCGCAAATGATGCCGTCGAGAAAGCCGTCATGGCGAAGATCCGGCAGAAGTTCCCGCAGATTCTCAGGCACGAACTGGCCTTCGCGGCCAGCCGCCGACGTTGAACCGACCAACAATTATTCCGAGGTGCAAAACTGGGCACCTTTCTCTTTACGCGATGGCGCAGATCAAGTTGACGGGGAAGTACGCGGTTGGGCCGCATGCCTACGCGATAGTTGATGACGACATGCTCGACTATCTATCGCAATGGCGATGGAAGGCGAAACCCAACGGCAGCAGAAACAACGTCTATGCCGTTCGAAACGTGCGTGTTGGTGGCCGGTGCGTGACATTGCGTATGCATCGGGTTGTGGCGGGACTGGATGCGTCGAATCCGCTTGATGTGGATCATGACAATCACAACTCACTAGATAACCGTCGTGCAAACCTCATTCCGTCGACGCGGAGCCGAAACATCGCGAACGCCCGGCGAGTCGTCCAGTGTGGAATGTGTTGTCGGTGCGGGGTCGAGTGCGTGCGGACTGTTAGTGCATGCGTGAAAGGTGGCCCCATGACCTGCTCTACATGCCGACCGGCTAGGCGCCAGACATCCCGGTCAGCGGTCAAAAATGTCACGGGTCCTTATCCCGGAGACGTGTGGGGCGGGAGCGAAGACTCGCGAATTTCGACCAGCGCTGAGTTTTGAAATTTGGGTAACAGGTAACAGATCCATACATGAATCAAAGCGAGTTCGCGTCACTCCACGGGGTCAGTCGAAAGACGGTCACGAAGTGGAAGGAGCGCGGCTGGCTTGTGTTTGCGGGCGATGACATCGACGTCGACCAGTCGAACGCCCTTCTGAAAAGATATCGCCGTGACGGGATTCCGGCTGTTACCCAAACTGTTACCCAAGCCCCAAAGGGTAACAAACGAAAGACTGTTACCCAGGCGGCCGCCGAGGTAACACTTGAAGCCGGCGAGAGTGCCGGCGACGCGGCGAATCGGATCCTCTCAGGCAACGTTGAGCTACTCAACTTTGATGAGGCGCGCTGCTTCAAGGAAAACTATCTCGGGTTGATGGCTCAGCTCGAGTACGAACGAAAGTCTGGCTCTCTCGTCGAGCTGGATACCGCAACAGCAATCCTCTTC